CCAAGAGGGCCGTGATCTGTTCCAGCCACCTCACTAATAAGTACACCTTCAGGTCCGAAGTATCCCCCACCAAACACGTACCCAATAGCAGCAGTTTGAATTTTGTTTGTCTTGTCTTTACCAAACAAGTTTATTAATTCTTTGTGCGTTTTCGTGACCGCATCATCTAGCTGCGCTTTACCTACAACAGGGTTAGCAAGAGATATCTGAGGCATTGCAGCAGCCAAACCAGACCTCTCGTTGTATGCTAGTTCAGTAGTTCTGAAAAACGGTCTAATATCAATAACATCTCCAGTATTGACTACCAAATCTGTAGATGTAACAAAAACATAGGCTAGAGGCAGGATACTTTGTCCTACTAGTTCAATATCGGAAGATTGCAACTCTTCAGAAAGTAATGGAGCTAGGTTCATAAGATCGTCTGGAGACGGGAATGATCCTCTCATATCTTTCTCAATATCATTACCTTGTGCGGATATAAATCCTCCTGTTGCGGATTTAGAGTCGGAAGGATTAGATAGTATTTTAGGGTTTCCTTCAGAATCATACGAAAGCACTGGTAAGTATTCTTGCTCTATATTACCTTCTTTAAACGAGGCTCCAATTCCTGCTCCACGAACAATGCCTAATTGAGGTTTAGTAATAGATTCTACTGTACCCCCTTTAAAAATATTTGAACGGTTAGCGTCTACAGGCTTACTGTAGAGATATACTAGGTCAATTCTACTTTTTACGTTAGGAACACTTTGAGTAGTACCTGCCTCGTCTACGTAGTTGAAGTCATCAAGATCAAACTCAGGAACCTGAATCTCCAACTCTTCTGGAACATCTACAATAGCAGTTCTGGCAATACCTCTCCAGTACTTAATGAAGTGGTTCTCTGCTAAAGGAAGTTTAGAGAATCCAACAGTAGCATCTAAAGGATCATAAGTCTTAATGATGTAGTTTGAGGTAGAATCATTAGTAGACTTAGCCCATAACATAGCCTGTGAAGATAGAAAAGGACCTGCTTTTCCTGCTCCCGAAAACCCTGTATATTCTTGTGGGCTAGTTTGAGATCCCGCCTGATTTCCTACGGTGTCAACAGTCCTTACAGACCAAGTAAAAGATCTCTCCTCAAGTCCCGTCATCCCTAAAGCTTCTGTACTCTCAGGAGTAGATTTGAACTTCTCCAAAGCGGATAATAGTTCTGAGTTTGATATCAAGGTGCTTGCAGACCAAGCATCTGTTTCTGCTAAAGCCTTACCTAGTACTTGAGTTAGTACTTGTAGTTGGGTTTTAGTAGATGCATCGTTGATTCTAGCCGTGTATCTTCCGGGTTTAACTTTAACAAACCTATCTTCTCCTGTAGAGTAAGGCTTAAGTTCGTTTATGTCCGATCTATTAACAGAAAATGTCTGATCATCCTCAGGCTCTTTTTGGTTGAGTTGGTCTTTAAGCCATTTAATGTTTTCTTCTAGCTGAGATAGGGGAATGTTATCTACTTCCCAATAGTAAGGATCGTTTGCTTTAAATTTGCGGATCGGATCTGTGAATTTGTATGAACTTTCGTTAAAATTATTTTCGGCCATTAGTTGTCCCTCTCAAGATTGAATACGTTAGATGATTTAATTCCAATGATGTTGTCGCCCGGATACGCATCACTTGCTCTATTTGTATCTAGTCTTGATCTATAGATTGTTACCTTTTTAGGTCTTCCTGAACCACCAAGGGCACAGTTTTTAGCATTTGCAAAAGAATCAGAAGCTGATTCATCCAACATACATTGTGTCGGGTTCTCTTCAACAAATTCAGAACAGTAGTAGAATCCTGAGGTTCCTAAGGTGTCTGAGATTCCGTCTCCGTCAGAATCATTTAATTTAAGAAGTTTCTGAGATAAAGCACTGACAGCTAAGGAATCTGATGCACCGTCTAAGACTAGAGAAGATAGTGTTCCTGAGAAGTTATAACCTTGTGCGAATAGTTGATGAGGTATTCCTACTTCTTCGTTTTGGTTTATGGCTGTTAAATACTTAGCCTCAGGGGATACTGAAAAGTAAAGTCTAAAAATTCCTCTGTTAGCCTGTATACCAACCCCAGAAGCTCCGTACAGGTAAGTAGCTGCTGAACTAACAACTAATCCCCCTTCGGAAATGTCTGGATAAATAGCTTCGTCCGACACGCTATGAGGGTAATAGTTGTTGAATGGAGTGTTGTACGAAGTTCCGGGCTCTAATACGAATACAGAAGATCCTGCTCCGTAAGAGTCCAAAATACTTAATTTTCCAGTGTTTGGAGTACTTGCTGGCGCACCAGAGGCTGTATTTCCATTAGAGTCTAGATAGATGGCACTAGGTCCGTAATATCCAGCATCTCCGGGATAGGAACCGCTTACAGATAAGTTAGAAGCCCTTAGTTTAGATTGATCTGCAATATTCCAAATCATTAGACGATGGCAGGTATCTCCACTAGCATCGAACCAAGCTTTATTTAGAGCATTGTCCGCAGTGCCGATAGGAAAGTGAACGTTATCTACTTCTACTAGACTATCGCCTAGTGCTCTAACACACATTCCGCCTAATGACATTGCACTTATATTGCCGTAGTCAGTACTCTCTACGTATTCCGAAGTTGAATCTAAATACTGGTTTTGTTTTCCTAAAGCAGTAAACTTAGCTTTCGTTACTACTGTATCACCTAATGCATCCTCAGAAGGAGTAAAACTTCCAGATGATGAAGTACATAAGACTTCATCTTGAGGGTTAGGGAAAAACTGTAAGGATCCGTGAGATGTAAACGCACTAGTTCCCATATCGTCTGACCTATAACCAGAATCAGCGATAGCATCTTCTCCCCAGAAGTTAGCATAGTCTCCTAAGTCTTTGGCTACAAACGTAGAGTTTTTATCTACTACAACACATGACCTAGTTGAGTGAAGCTCTACAGATGTATGGTTTTTAGTATCGTTAAGATCAAAGCCACTAGAATCATAAATGCCAGACCCTTTCTTGTACGCAGGGCAAATTTCTACAATAGAGTTGTTCTCTGCTAAAACATCTACACCAAACTGTGCAATAACTGTAGGACCGTGGAGTCCAATCTTAGAACCATTTGTTGCGTGAAGTCCTGCGACTTTGTTTTGTCTGGTGTAGGACGGAACTCCAGCAACTAGTGTGCAGCCAGAACCAGTCCCATAGAAATCAATCTCAGAATTGTTAGATGCTCTTGCAGCAAGACCGTATGTGGTAGAGTCCGCTATAGTGTGAACATCATCTAATCCTCTAGGATAGAGGTTAGCGTGTAAGAACTCCGCTTCTGAGTTTCCTTGTACAGAAATCGAGGGTGTCGCAGCGATATGGGAATCAAGCTCAATCTGACCATGACTTGAAAGGAAACTCATATGTCCAAAAGTATCATTCATAGAGTCTGATCTTTTGAATCCGAAGGAGCTTACTCTATCAATAAAAAGATCTTGTCCATTCTTTTTAAAGTCTACTTGGTTTCTAGTGGTTTGTCCAGTAAGAGTAAAGCTTTTTGCTCCATCCCAAGATACTGTAGATCCAACAGCCTTTAGACCGACTCCTAAGTTACCCTCAACACATAGTTGGTCGTAGGTTAAGTCTGAGTTGTGTAGTTCAATACCTTCTTCGTTATGATAAACATCAAGTAATCCTTTAGTATTCAAGGTAGAACTGTGGGCTACGATACCAGCTAAGGTGTTTCTCTCTACCACTAATGATCCACCTGTAGTTTCATCAGCGAAGGTAGTTCTAACTAAGTCCTGAATAAGTGTGGAGTTGTTTAACTTTATTCCAGTAGTACATCTGGTTACTACTAGTCCATCATCGTCACCAATAGCTTGTACGTTGTTTCCTCCTTGTAGAGTAATAGTACTATTATTGGCAGTTATACCTTCACCAACGCCAGCAACTCTAGTAGTGGAAGAGTCTCTCTCGTAAATCCTATAAACATTATTAGCTCTAGATAAAACAACGTTAGAATTATCTGCCTTGATGCCGTGCTTATTACATCTACTTACCGAGGTGTCCTCTAGGAACACATCAGAGTTTTGAATAAGTACACCTACGTCTGATCCTAAGCCAGCGTCTGTATGCTCTCCGTCTACGTTGAACCCTCTGATATAGATTGGTCCGTCACAGTTCTTAACACTAATAGTGCTAAGATAGTTAAGGTAGTGAATACCTTGCCAAGAAGTGCTATCGATCAGTCCTCCTAGTTCCTGTCCTCGGGTTGTATCATACGGGAGTAGGGTATAAGGATCCGTAGCAGAAATATCGAGAGAAGTAACTGTTAGGTCAGTTCCTAATGTTTCATACGGTGTTGTACTAAAGCTTTCCGTTAATAAGAAAGTGGGGGATAAGTATGAGGAATTTTTTAGACTAGCAGTTATAGTTCCTATCCTGTAAGATGGTGGGTACTTAGAAAAAGAATACATATCAACACCAAATCTGGTGTCCATAGGAGATGTGCTAGATAAGACCGAAGCACCCAAAGAAAGGGCCGAGGAATCACTCCATGAGGAACTTAAGTCTAAAGATGAGACTTGAGTAATTTCACTATGAGACTCAGTAGTTCTATTATACCTTATTGTTCCCGTGTCTTGAGTGACGGATGAATACTTCTTAGCAAAACCTCTATTGATAATCTCCAAGGATCCAGCCTCAGCCATCTTAATATTGTGCAACTCCATCTTACCTAGGTCACCATAATTGGCTACCTCGATAACTACAGGATATCTAAGAACTTCAGGTAAAGCGGCTATACATGAGCTAACATCTACAAAGAGATTTGTATTAGATAGTAAGTCTGCTGGTGTAGCATCTCCCGATACTGCTAGAGCCATTCCGGGAAGAGCAGACGTTGGGAATCCTGCCTTCTCCCATAGAAGATGAGTCCTTTCCTCTAGATCGTAGACAGGAAGGTTGTCTTGTTCCCAGTTATAGAATGAGCTTGTGTCAAACTTCGTTACTTCCGAAGTCCAGTTATTGTAAAGACTAGCTGAGCCGCTAGTGGTGTATATGTCTGTTGCTGAAAAACTCATAGTCTAAAAATTGATTGTCCATCTGAAAATAAGAGAGAAGTCTGTTGTCTTCAATATGTCGGAAAAGCTTCTATAGGCTACAAGAATACTTCTTTCTCCCGATACTTGTCCTGTTGGGTTCTTCATAAACAACCCAACCTCGTTTAATTCGTCTGATACGTTAGCCATTTCCTCATCTACAACTAGAGTGTACCTTACAGAGGTGTCATCAATTCTAGTTACCTTGCTAGCAGGAATTAAAGAAAAGGCTGATGTTGTTATAGAACCATTAACTAATTGCTCACCTTCTTTTATATATGAGTTAGCTTCTGATCCGTAGTCATTTAGGGTTAGTCCAGAAGATAGTTCAAAGGTAGAACTAGTCTCTAGAGTCTCTGACCCAGAAGTTCCTAGCTGAAATCTATCTATTTGGTAATCAACAATAGAGTTTGAACCAGATCCTGTAAATAAGTAACTAAGACCTACTCCCATTCCAGACACGATTATGTTATGGTCATCGAAGACAACCTCCTCATCTCCAGTAGCCTTATCTCGCTTGGAAATAATAAGGTGTCCTGTTATACCAATCTCTTCTGTAAAATTTTTCATTATAAGAACTTAAGTCTCCAAGTTATTTTAATATCGCTGTCTGTTAGTACGGTAGGAATGCCTAAAGATGCCTCATCACTAGTTCCACCTTCTGGGAAAGTTGCCGTTATGTCAGTATTGAATACTTTTTTAGAGAATAGCTTATACGCTCTCTTTGTTATATTTAGGGGAGTAAACGTAAAAGGTGGACTATTACCACTACTAATACAAGTTTTAGTATTAATAGACCAAAGACCCATTGTAGATATACCTCCGTACAGATTAGCACATCTAGCGTCCCCAGAAGCAATCATAACTTCGTACAACACTTCTCCTGTACTAGAGAAGTCCGTACCTGCACTTATAGTAAGTCCACTGTAACTACTTGATAGGTCGTAGGTTGCATCAGGAACACTACTCATAATCATCCGACAAAACCCCAACTCATCCATATTGCCAGCAGAGTTGAATCCTCCACTTAATGTACCTGAGAAAATTAGGTTATCTTGTTCAGTATTAGCAGACCCGTCTACAGAGCTAAACATATAGAAGTTAGTCCCACCATTAGCACTACTGTCAGGGTAACATCCAAGTACTGAGCCTATAGCGTTAGAAGATGCACCTAGAGAGGGGGACATTAAGTAAGAAACAGCGAAACTATTAGTCGCTGGCCCTAGGTCTGTACTGTTAGTAGTTGTAGGAAGTAAGTTAAGATTCTGTCCTGCCAACACAGAGTAAGCAGGTACTTTATCGTGTATGCCAGATACACTAGCGTCTGGAGTTAGTAGTATATCTGTAGGTTCTGGGTACTTAGGAAGGGCTACATCTGGAAGGTATGCACTTGTGTCGGCAGATCCATCAGCATAAGGTACAGGTACTGCTGAGGTTACTACACATAACTCGGATAAAGAGTTAATGAACGTATCTTTTACATCAGTATAGTAATGAGCATTTCTAGAGAAGGCTTTTCCGGCCTTTCCAAACGAAATAGCTTGTATAGTATAGTTAGACGTATCTAAAATACCTGAAGCAGACTCAATAGTAGCTAAGGTAGGAGATATCGTCATAATGTCAGCAAGTAATTCAGAAGCCCCATCTACAATAAGATTGTCTTCTTTTATGACAAGCTCACCTTGCTTGTATATTTCTACTACACCTCTCATTAGTTTTCTACCTCAATCTCTAAAATTGCTAAAGTATTATCGTCTACTTCTCCGTCTGATCTAGCATCGGATAGGTTTTTAGTAATAGGGGCATCTCTGTAAGAAAGTCTACTTCCTCCACTAACATCCATAGTACCAGATGTTTGAGATGCAACCCTAGAGGCTACTTCTGTAGCGTATACACCAGATCCAAAGCCAGCAAGTCCAGAGAAATACTTCAATACTTCTCTTAGTTCTTCAGGAGATAACTTATATCTCTTTTGGTTTGCTTCTCGGATCATGGGGTTACTAGACTCATAAGCATTGTATCCAGTTGGGATAGAAGCCATTGAGTTCAATGTAGTGTCAGTAAAGGTTACATCATCAATAAGTAAAAACTTAGAAGGGTTTGAGTTATTCATAAAGAATATTTCTATTACGTACTCCGTATTTACATCATGAACTAGCTCAGACAGACTGTAGAAGTCCTCTGGAACTGGGATAACTTTAAGGTACTCTGAATTATTATAGTCTGTCTCATTCCTAGTATCGAACTCAAAACTAGCAGTAGAGAAGTGAGACTTATTGAAGTTCTTTATAGTAGCGTTTTTATCAACAGTAACCTCTTCAGTACTGTCTATATTTCCCAAACAAGTATTCTCATCTACAGTGTCAGAATCAACAAGATCTTTATGGAACTGATGTTTAAAGGATAGTGTGTTTACTACAAAATCCTTACTTAAATCACTCTCCTCAGAAAGTACCCATGACCCACCCGGAAGTTGGTTAGGTAGCTTAGGTTTAACTTCTTCTGTTCCTGCTACAGTATCTGCTACAGTATCTCCCGGACCTAAGTAGGCAGGTACATAGGTAGGTACGTAAGTCTCGAAAGGAGTTTTAGGTGCCCAAGACCAGACCTTACCTCCCTTTGATTTAGTGTGAATCCAAACACCCATAACTCCAACCCCCAACTCAGGAGAGTTATCAGTGCCAACTAAAGCTTTTACAGAGAAGTTAAACTGGTGGTTAGGCACTAGTTTATTTCCTCCGTAAGAGTTTAGGTCAAATCTAATCCTAGGGAAACCACCAACAGATTTACATTTTACTAAAGGATTGTCTTGGTAATATTGATTCTTAGCATCTATGCTCTGAGTAGGAGGTATGTCGTAAAGGTAGAAAGCGTTACTAGGAGAAGCACCTGAAGTATCTACAAACTCTACTCCGCTTAAAATATGAGCGTTTCTAAACTCAGCGTTGTAATCATCACCTTCTGTGAAGGTTCCTGTTAGAGGAATTACTGTATCTCCAGCCGAACTAGCAATGTAAGTTCCTGATGCGTATCCTGCTCCATACTCCTCTACGGCACAAACAGAGAATACCCCAGAACCATCACCATAAGAGATAGGTACAGCACTACTTAAATCAGTTGTTCTATAAGTACCTTCACTTGTAGTAGCAGCAGATCCGTCTAGTTGGAAACCAATATTGTACAAACCTTTTCCAAAAGTATGAGCCAATATGTTAAATCCTTCTGCGTCTACAGCATTCTTACCTAGTCCGTGTGTATTAAAAAAAGATGTGTACTCCTTAAATACTTTGTGTAGATCCGTACCGAAGGCGAAGTTTCTATAAGAATCAAAGGTATTACCTACTAAACCTTCACTTATAGATTTGTTAGCCAAACTAGTTACGGGATCATACCAGTAACTATTTGATAAGTAAGGATTTTCATATATTAAATACTCTTTCTCTTCACTCTTTCTCCAAAGCTGGGTTCCCCAGATATGGAAGTTTCTGTCTTGAGATACAGGATCAGATTCATTATTGTCAGACCTAATCTTTATTGTTAGTGTAGTGTATAATACAGTATCTAATAATCCGGGGTTACTTTGCAAGTAGGTAGAATCGAAAGGGTCTATACTAAGTTGAAGCCTATGCCAATTATCGTCAGGGTATTTATAATCTGCTACTTTGGTAAACCCTACATCACCAAATAAGTTAGAGGTATGTGGACCATATGCTATCGTTGTTTTCTCCCCAGTAAACGGATTAGCAGATACAGTATAATTCAAAGTAAACTCGGATACGCCAAGTGCGTAGAAAGACCCCGGAATCAGTTTATATGTAATACTAAAATCAAATACTACTGGTCTGTCTTCGGGAGCGGTTCCGTCTCCAACGTTTATGTAGGTTCTAAACGTGAAGTAATCTTCTGGATCGTCTTTATAGATATTAGTTTGGAGTTTTGTGTAGTAATAAGGTACACCGTCAACGTCGGTTCCAGCTAAGGTTTGGAGAAGGTCTGCTGTTTCAGTACCATCAATAGCTCTAAGATTGTCTGTTACTCCAGTAGTAATATCACTGTGTGCCCAACCAAGACCGCTAATGTCTGTAGGATCAGCATCAAGATAGTTATACTTATTTAGGTAATTCCATACTAATTGTCCAGCACTAGAAATACTCTTCTCTGCATCGTGTTTGGCCTTTTCTTCTAACACTTTATGCATAACCCCATAAATTCCGGGGGTTTGTCCTCTATCTACATACCAATCGTGAGCAGATACTGTGAATGCGTTTGACCCTAGAGGGTTTAATCCTCTGTAGGGGAATGTGTTGCTAGTGTCAACCCCGTAAAAGGTAGAAGTAGAGTCCAAGTTTTCGCACTTATGCCATATACCCGAAGCTTGTCCGTCAACAACAGGTTCGAACGATAGAGAAGAAGGAATATACCCTAAGGTTAATTCTCCTTGTGAAGATAGAGTAGAGTTTTCTAATGCGCTTGGATCCCAAGAAACAGGACCGTTAAATCCTGTCCTATCGTAATACCCTTCCTTTGGCAAAGTAAATCTATTGTTCCTTCTTCTGAAAGATTTTCTACCTAAATCACCAAGTAAAACATCACCTATATCGTTAGTAGCAGTAGGAGATATAAAGTTTGTGCTGTCTAGGGTTCCCATCTCATCAAGGTTACTCTTGTTAGACCCTTCACTGTAACGCTTAAATGTGTTTCCTCCAGTTATAGCCCTGACATTAGCTCCAGAAACTTCTCCGTTTAGTAACATAGTTTCAGAGGAGTACCCTCCAGCATTGTCATCGCTGTCTAAACCAATATAATCAAAAGGTATACTAGAAGAGTTAAGATAGTCAGTCGCACTGGAGTTTAAGTTTATCTTAGGTATTGCGTGAGCAGGGGAAAACTTTTTAACTACATTAGAAATATTACGCAAACCAAACTTACCTCCACTATCAATATTAGTAGATGTAAAATCAAAGTCTTCTGCCCCAAAATCTAAAAAGATATGAGAGGATTTACCACACCACAAATCTAGAAGATTTTTTTGATAGGTTGTACTATTAGATATTACTCTATCAAAGTTTGGGGCATTCTGAGGCTTATCAAATAGTAGTAATATAGTATTAAGTGATTGTAGGTTAGTATTACAAGTCAAGGATGCAGACTCAATATAGGATTTTAGTTGAGAAGCAAAAGTATCAGACACACCAAAACACTTTAGTCTGCTTTCTAGGTAAGATAGTAGTTGAGTACTGAGTCTCCACTCTTCATAGTACTTAACCTCTTCAAAAGGAGGAATAGGGAAGTTTTCATGACCTCTAAAGTTGAATACAAAGAATGGATCACCTTTATGTAGTAAGTAATCCTCTTCCGCAGAATACTTAGAACCTGTCATGTATATTCCGTATCCGAGAGGACCTAAAGCCTTTGCAGCTTCCCAAGCTGATTTCTTACCTGCTGTAATAGCATCCTTTCTTGAGAGGTCAAACTCCTCAGAGTCTTCAGGAATGTATAAGAAAGTCTTAGCTTTTGGGTCGTGTCCAACTGCGTAGAACTCCTTCTGATTACCAAAAGAGTCTAGCTTGTAGAACCTACTTACAGGGAATACTTCGTCTGAAAATGAGAACATTTCTGGGTATGCTTTGTACATATCCAGAATAATATAATCAACAACAATCTTAATATTAGTTTCTAAGCTATAGTCATTGTAGGTAGCAATACCTGCCTTGTTAGCAATATCGGGCGACCAATCAGAAAGACTCCTAAAGTAGCTAGATTCTGTTGCTAGAGCGTACCAAATTAGTTGAGGCACGTATGATTCCCAAAGTTCTGTTATCCCACTAGATACATCCAAATCAGAGTTAGATAAAACCATGTTGACTGCCTTCTGAAGGGCAGACTTTGTACCTTTACTTTTGTAGATATCAACTGCTGACATTAGTTGATGTCTCCACTTGTCACTCTCAGGACCTAACAACTCCCACCCAATAAGTTTAGCTATATAAGGGAGTAAGTTTGTCGGAGCACTCTGAATATCATACAACAACCCAAGACTCTCAGACTCCCCAGCAATGTCCGCAAAAGCATAGCCTAATGCCGTGTTTATCTTCCTGTGTGGTCCTTTAGAGACATAATCGTCTAAGACCATATCGGCGCTAATAAAGTCATCAAACGCCTCTTTAACAGCGAAATCTGACTCGTTCATCTGGAGAGGTGAATAAACTATGTCCAGCATAGTTTCAAGTTTATCTAACTGCTGTGTTCCACTAGTGTACGGTGTTGTGCCAGCAACAAAGTTTGAAGGTATATCTACAAAAGTAGAACACGTTTCTAAATTCCTCCAAATGTAATTAGTTAAACCCTTTATTCCATCTACAAGATCAAGAGATTGACCTTTGTAGAGAGTGTTAAAACTATCTAATAAGAAAGACGATGGGTTGTAAGCGAGGCTACCGTCTGCTGAAGTATTCAGGAAATAAAACCAACCAAGGTTTTCTATTAGATAGTTATGTACTGAGCTAGCATCAGAGTTATCTGTGTAAGCACTGAGCGTTGAAATATTACTCTCTAGGGATTCAGGTTCATTCTGCACAAGAGGGAGAATAGTTCCTGAAAGAAACGTACTAAAATCTGAACTTGTTTCATAGCTTTGTAAGGAGTACCCTAGAGGGTTTAAGATGTTAGTGTTAAAAGAGTTAGTAGTTACTTTTGTAAGGTTATTCTGCTTTACAAAATACTTAGATATCCCTTCTAACGTTGAGATAGAACTAGTAGACGTACCTGCTACTCCGGAAATATCTAAGTATGTACTGATGGAGTTTGCTATACTTAGGTGGGAGTTTATTATTTCAGATGTAGGGTTTAACTCTTTACCATTAATACTTAAATCTTCGTCTAAGTAGGTATTAGGCGTGATTATCTCTACCGCTTCAACATAGTTGCGTTTAGTATATTTTCTCTTGTTCTGAGGATACTTACTCATTTTTTATATGGATGTGTTACTCTAAGTAATCCGCTCTAATAGTGAGGTTGTTTAGTTGTATAATCTCGTTAAATTCAACATCAACATCTTCTGAGAGGTTATCAATGTTAGAGAATCTAATCTCTTCTACCTCGAAAATAGATCTGTTTAGGTCTGCTAGGTTTAGGTTGTCACCCATATCTCGATTATCAATACTTAAGAAAGCTAAAATCTTGTCCCTTACTTTAGACATTATTACAGACTCGTTAGGCTCTAGCTTCTTATCCAATCGAATAGTTACAACCAAATCTAAGGTTCTAATTAATCCATCAGAAACTACTACCTCATCTGTAATCATCTTCTTAGTGTCTAGACTCTCAAGAAGATTGATCTTAAAGTTTGGAGTGGCTTTTTGTAGCTGATTGTCAGATGCCTTTTCAAGGATATATAAATCAATCACGTTTCCTGAAGAGTATGCTTTTCTAGTAGTTGCTGTGGCTTTTCCTACTGTTCCAAAATCGCTTACAAAGTTATTAGAAAAAGATACGTAATCTTCTATAGTTACTACCCTGTCTTGTCTAGCGAAGGTTAGAGGACCCCACCTTTTAGCGTGTTCTATTGTTTCTGCGTTAGCTCCCCCTGTTGCTGGTGTCGGGTTGGTGATTTGCCCAGTAGGACCTTCAACTGTATTTAAGGATCCTGTAATAGCATTAGATATAACATTACCTCTAACTCCTCCCCCTACTCTATATGTTACAAAGTAAGTATCAGATACTCCCGGAGATACTGAAACAGTGCCTTCGCCAAAAACAACGGTTGATCTAAAATCACTATCACTAACAACCTCAAATACCTTGTCTGATATTCCAGAGGCTTGGAAGATACTAGGAACTTCTGTAAATGCCCCATCAATAGATGCGTTATCTGAGGTTATAAAAACTTGAATACTTCCTTCAACCACAGGTGTATTAGCTAGAGAGATTGTCTTTACTCCTTCTGTAGAAGCAAATGTGCCAGACTCAGAAACTAAGGATCCTTCCTGTACTGCTAAATTGCTAAAGCCTACAGGGTTTAAGGCATCTACAGAAGGGTCTGCTTCTATATCGTACAAGTTTATATTTCCGTTACTATTAGCAGTATCAACTTTACCATCTACTACTTTATACAAAGTAAAAGTAACTTGTCCTCCATCCTCAGGAGAAGTGGTAGTAAAAACTCTGTTCTCTGGGGTAATAGTATACTCAGTGGAAGCATTATCAAACGTAACTTCTATGTCAGCGGCTGAAGATAAAGGTCCTTTGAGGTTAACTCCAACTAAGTCTAATAGCTTTTTTACACTTTCTCTCTGTACGGCAGTTTCTAAAAAGCTTTCGTTAGCTAACATGTCAACCTTCATAGAGTTTACTGACCCCATATACGCTACAAGCTCTAAAAGCATCATACCTAAATCTGACTCTGCAAAGTAATTGTAGTCAGTAGGATAAACTGCTTTAACGTAGGAGATTAATTCAGCCTTCAACGTATCAAAATCTGTTGCGGCAAAGTTAATAAGAGAAGGTTTACTCTTCTCTGGCATTTTAGCTAACTTTAGAAAGTCTGAGCTAATATTTGTTGTAAATTTCATTAAATTAATTTAACCTCTACTTCTGATATGATTGAATCCTCTTTATCTAAACTAAAGAGTAATATTAATTTTAAGGAGTTTCCTCCACTAGGACCAGTTATATTCAGTGGGAAGACAGAGAGTTTTAGTAAAGTTGCTCCAATTATATACTTTTTAAAAGAAGTAGATACTTCTCTCTTAATACCATCAAATGTATTCTCGTCTAAAGGCTGAAATAAGAACCTCCTTAAGCTAACTCCGAAATCTGGAAGCATTACCCTCTCCCCTCTTTCTGTCTGCGTAAGTTGTTTTATTGCTGCTCTTACCGAGGTTACATCGGTAGTTCTAGAGAAATACCCTCCTACCTCTTTTCTTGATCCTAAAGGGAAGTTAAGTCCAACAAATCTATCCTTTTTGGATGTTGCTTGTGCTTTATTCGGTTGTGTTGGTTGTCCTCCATAAACCGTTACTGTTTGATTTGTTGCCATAGTTAAACTCCTATCTTATATAGTGCTATGTTACTATTTTGTCTGGTCCGTCTGGTAGGACAGCTAAGGTTCCAACTTTATCAGCAAAATAATCTATGTCTCTAGCTAAAACTTCAATCACCCAATTCACATTCTCTCTCTCACTCAAGATCTGAAAGGTTTCCGTGTTAGGTTCTCCTAAGCTATTTGTAGGAGGTACAGATAAAAGAGCAGACTCTAAATCAGATAAGTATCCGGGTCTTATGTACACTTCAGGGTTAGTATGAATACATGATGTATGTAATTGGTGGGTTTCTGATGAGTAAGCAGTCTTTAGCTTTTCCGCTGCTTGTATACTAAACGCAGCATCGTGAACATCTCTAGTAACCCACCTATCATTCCAATACCCACCAAGACCAACAGCGGAAGAGTCCTGTATTTTTCCACTGGGTCCACTAAGGTCAATGTTTGCAAAAGGGTTAATAACTTTACCAGACCCACCATGATTAATATTTATATTACTAACGTCCCACTCATTTTCTCTTCCTGCATTCGGAGGACCAAAATTAAAACCACTAAAATCAAGGACTGCGCTTACTTGAGGTGTGTTTGAGACGATAGTTTGGTAAGCTGAAAGCGGGATACCGTTGACTACTGTAGTAGCGCTAGCGTTATAGTAGTCATTCAAACTAGAAGTATCTGGTAAGAACGTTAATATGTCTACACCAAAGGTAGAACTGAATGTTGTTAGAGCATCTTCACTTAATACTACCTTCCAATCAGATATAGCTTCTAAGTTAGCAGCAGACGTACTCATAGTACCTGCTCGATATAGAGCAGGGATATTTTCATTTTCTGGCTTACCAAACTTTAGATGATCCAAACCAAAAGTTGGATCTCCAAAGTCCCCTGCTGAGACTGAGTGCCTATCCCCACTCCAATAAACCCTAGCTCTCCAATCCATGTTAAGTTGTTCGTGGTTGGCTTTAAGTCCCGGAATAGAACTCCAATCCGAGAAGTTTTCTACATCATCGTAAGTATTATACGTAGTAGCTACACCAACCCTAATGTCTCTATTTTGAAGGAGTGTTCCTAGTGCATATTTGGTTTTGTCTTCAAGATCTTCAAGCTGAGCACTCTTAAATCCGGGCTCGTAGTCTGTTCCAGAGGTAGGAGATGCTACTTCATAAGATTCTCCGACAGTTCCTTTAGGCACATAAACTGAGCCAGAAATATCATAGATAGTTTTTCCTCCTGAGTTTCCATAACCCTTAGCGTTAGCATCTACAAAGCTCTCTACTCTGTAAAAGTTTTCTACACTAAAAGCAGTAGCTCCAAATACACCAGCATACACCTCAGTGGATTCCCATAATACAGGATCATTCGTTTGAGATTTAGTTGCTGCGAAATCAGGTGCCCACGTAACCCAGTTAGCGATAACTGCTCCGAAAGAGGAACCTCCTACAATAATCTTACTTTTGTCTACACCGTACTTTCGGTGGTTATACTTAAGATGTTGAATAATTCTCGCAGCATCCTGCCAACTAGATTTGAAGTTTGTTGTTTCAGGACCCCCAGATAAAGTTAAAAGTGGTTTTGTATTGTCGTTAATGGGAAGCATTGCAGCACTGGAGTCGTTGGAGGATCCGAACCCTTCTCCTGCAATCATCCAAGGATACTTAATGGGGAATGTGTTAGCATCCGCTAACTCTCCAGTAGTATTAAGTAGTCTGTAGTTTATAGCCACTACGTTTATACCATTATCTATAAAGTCTTTAATTGAAGTGTCAGCAAAGTCCGCTTTACTACCACCAATTCCACCTCCGGGATAGAACTGAATATAGGTAGGGTTTCCTCCGGGCAGTTTGTCTTTGGCTTCGTAAAAATCAAAAAGATGAGCCGTGGTGTACTCCTCGTTAGGAGGTCCATAGTACTGATCAATAAACTTAGCAGTAACAGATAAAGATTTATCTAAATCAATATCTTTGAAAAATCTTTTCTGTGTGTTGTAATTACTAATAATCTCTTCTCCCGATATAGCTCTTGAGTAGAACTTCATACTGCCGATATGGCCGTTTAGTGGGCTAGTATTACCACCCCTGTCTCCACCTAAAAAGTTATTGTGGTTAGCCATACCATCCGTATAGCCTCCCCCTACAATCCAAGGTGTGTAAAAGTTGTTTAGTTTTGGTCCTTCGTGTAAAGTACTCGGAGCATCTGTAGTATCTTTTGAGTACTCAAAACTGTTATTCATATACCTACTAGGTAGGTTTAAAGGCTCTTTTTTAGCTAGCCCAAAACTTTCCGTTACGGTTGTTTCAGATATAAGCTCAGAATCTGCGTAAAATCTAATGGAGTCTTCGGCAGGATCCACGGTTATAGTACACAATACAAACTCACTTGAAACTCCACCAAAGGACTTTCCATTTGTGGTAGTGTTAAGGTCTACAGAGTGTCCTAAGTAAGTCGTGTCTTGTAAACAATCACTACTATTAATCCAAGACGCACTCGAAAGATCTCTAGATTGTGTTGGTGCTATAAAGAACTTTGTATTAGCAGAAGAGTTATCTTCGTTTAGGTTACTGTAGCCAGCGTCTTGAGTTATTCTCCTATCCCTAGTAAACCCTATTATAAGACCCTGTACAAACTGATCTCCTCTGTCTAACTCTAAGTAATCTAAATCTCTAAGATTGCCAAAATTGTCAAGGGGTTTAAAGTTCTCTTTAGACCCAACATTCTCACTAGCTAAAACACACTTAGTAAGTGAGGATAAATCCCCATCAACCCAAGCGGAAGAACTCGTCAAGTCTGGAACGTGAGCCCAGAACTCTACAGTAAATCCTTCTTTGTTGTAAGTAAGTTCTCGGAACTCTTTAGTATCTGGTAGTTTATAGAATGATCCCATACCAGATGCAGAAGTAACATCTGTTGATTTGTTTTTAGCAATCCCTTGCAAGTAAGGAATTCCTAAACCCTTCCTGAAAACATCTTTAGCATTCGCAGCAGCTAGTTGAGCGTTGTTGTACTTGTTTGATCCTGCTGAGTTTGTAACAGCAAACTCTAAACTCGAAGGGGTAGTTCTAGAAGTTTCCAAGAAGTTGTAAATAGCTACAAGACCTTCTGTAGAGATTCCATCAACTAAGGACAATGTTGGCGCAGACGATGTTGATTCGTTAGTAATACTCTCTACCCCTACATTAGGGACGTTTAAGTGGTTATAACTTACTGTAGGTGCCTTTTCGGTAGGTGCAACAAAGGTAGGATTAATCGGTAATACGATACCATTAACTTCGCCTTGTTTGAACGTTAGAGATTTTTGTTTCTCTAGATCTACGGAAACATTTAACTCCTCTAAAAGAGAGAAGTCGTTTATTGGGACATTACCGGGAGATACTACAGGATTTTCTCCGTACAGAGTAGGAACCTTTACATAAACCTCGATCTGTTTTTTTCTTTTATCAATGCCAAAATTATGCTTAGATGCAGCAGTAATTATAGACTCTCTGTGGTTTTTAGTTATCTGAGAATCATCACCGTAAGACTGCTGAAATTCTACTAGTACTCCGGATAAGTCTGAAAGTTGTTTATCTCTTTGTTGTATTAGGATCTGGAGAGGTGTGTCTCCGTTGTAGAATTTCTGTAATCCTGCACTATCATCAATAATGTTAATATCAAAGATATTGTCCTTAAATACTTCTAACGCTCTTAGGCTAACGGAATCTCCTCGCCCACCTAAGTTTGGATCGTAGTCGTACTTCCACACATCTCCGGGAGCTACAGTGCCAGAAATGGCTAAGTTAATAGGGTCTAATCCACTTGTTTGTGAGTCGTAGTACAAGCCATCACTAGTTAGAGTGTATTGACCTCTCTGAGACAAAGGAGGACCATACACAAGCCTAAACACTTCCTCATCTAATCCGGGATCGTCAGACCCTAGTGTCGGCTCTAAGCTAGGATCTAGTCTCCTCTCCTCTAAAATATCGTTAATATCTGACAGAGAATCATCAATAGCGGCTAATAACTCTCTATGGAGATCTGCTCTAGCGTTCATCGCTGGGCTAAAGGAAGCTCTTATGCTTTCCTCGGAAAGAGAAGATTTCGGTGGATTTAAAGAATCATGAAAGTCTTTTATACACTTTAAAGCATCCGAAACATCGTCGGCTAAATCGCTTACCGCATCAAAGGCACCAGCTAGATCTGACAAGCTCGCCCCGAATCCGGGAAGATCTAACTCTAACCAAGAGGTCCCCTGTTCTGTTGGAGTTTCAAAAAAACCACCCACATTAGCTACCCAAGCAGTGAATCTTTGTAACCAGTTTTGAGACTTCTCTGAACCACCTATCATAGAAGCAGAGATTCCTCCTAGTATGGAGCTTGACAATTTACTTAATACTTGCTTACCTAGCTTTAACAGACACGGAGGTATTCCGTGCTGTTCTGCTAATGCTCCTACTGGGTCGCTAATAGTTTTAGATGCATCGTCTAGGAAATCACTAGCACCATCAATACCATCAACTGCTTTTCCTAAATCTCCAGAAATGCTTTCACTGCTTGCCATTTTTTAAATCTCCACACCTAAGTTTAAGTAGTTGTCTATCTCAGGTTTGCTTATTATAGGTAAAGAGTTTAGGTGTATTTGAGTACCTTGAATATTTACGTTACCTGTAGCTTTTATATTTAGGTCCCCCATAGCTTCTAGGTCTAAATTACCACCAGACTTGATGCTTATCCTAGAACCAAGACCTGCGGTTTCAAGATCTATAAGGTTTAGTACTCCCGTAGCTTTGTTTAAGCACTTAATGAATATTCTTCCTTGTGGACCTTTAGCAAATAGGTTAATATCATTAACTTCTGTCTGTAGGTTGATATTACCCTTTTGGGGATCGTAAGTAGTAACTCCTAGTATTGTCGGATTTCCTCCATTGTTAACTATGTTTATGTTATCTGCGTTGGGAAGATTTTCAATATGAATTCTACCTTCGTCGCTAAGAATATCAATATCATACTTCATTCTAAGAACAAAAGACCTGACTTTTCCAATAAGACTATTTATTGGCTTTGCCATCATCTTTAAGTAATCACCCAACCCGTTAGTTATAGCTACACCATCAATCTGAGGGGAGTCATTTAGTGTTACCTTCTTCCCTGTAGCTGATTTAAGTTGGACTCCTATGTTTTGATAGTCTTTAGAAAACTCATCATTGATCACAAGTCCTGATCCCCTCTCACCCATGAATGTCTTTTTCATAGGTACTCCCGAAGCTCTTCTTAGGTTTTTGTCTGTTCTACTTAATGAGGCATTGTCTACTACAGACTGTAGGTAGTAGTAAGTTCCTGACCCTCGAACCTTACAAATCAAAATTTCTGTACCAACTTGAGGAAAGGATACCATACCTCCTTCATTCCCAGTCCAATAAGGTGATGTGTACGTTACTGGAAAAGTCTCTCCTCGTAGTTGCATCTCACCTGTTTCTGGGTTTAGCTCTTTAAATCTAACATTTAAGGAAGTAGGCATACCTCCTTTACTATAAGGTACTACTTCTGCTAATAATATATCCATTTAAAAAAGACCGGGGTTAACTATGTTTTTCTGCTCTTCGCCTAAAACACCAAAAACATTTTCTGGTGTTATGATGTTCGGATTCTTAAGTATCTCTGTCTTAAGGTAGTCATTAAATATATTATATAGCCTCTCCTTGTCGGCATCACCGAATACTGACTCGTCTTCTAAGATAGCTTCAACATCCTCCTTATCGAGAATAGACATTAAAGTAAACGTTGATGTTAGTTCTTTTGAACTAATATTATGGCTATATCCTAATATTTGATAAGTGCCAGAATAAAAGGATGAGGCTAGCTTTTCTCCTTTACTTCTAAATATAGGAACCTCATTAAAGTTAAACTTTACTTTTTGTTCCAGTAACTTGTACCCACTATATTGAAATAATGGCAAAGTTTCTACTGTAGCGTTTACATGCAATCTTTTAAACTTATCTAGTATTGCTGGAGTTAGCAAGTCTGAGGTTATCTCGTCTGAAGTTACTAATATTCTCTTGAGTCTTGTTTCCTCATCAGCTACAAAACCAGAAACTAATCCTTTGAGTACGTCCTTGACCGATCTCGATGACCCCTCACTAGTCTCTGTATTAATAAGTTCTAATATAGATTCTGGTCTTGTAGGATTAGACTTCTTTTCAAATTTATTTTTACGCAGATTACTTAATATACTTTCCTGAGCATCTCTAAGCATTGTCAAATAAGATTCATTACTAGTTATATCAAGTTTTGTTATAACGGAATCTGTAGCACCAAAAGAAAAAGACATCGTTTCCGGAAGATCTCTACCATTAACAAGTAAAGCTTTCCTAACTAGTTTGTTGTTTTTGTAATCTGATCCAAGATATTTTTCTACTACGGGACTTAAGGTGTGCTTTTTAGGTGCGCCTTGTTTTAGATATAAATGCCTAGCAATTAACTCACGGTCCCCTATAACTATGGTTGGCAGTATCTGTTTTGTTTCTTCATTAACCCTTAGTCTTTGGATGGGACCATACCCCTCCGGAGCGTCTTTGAACGCATCTTGCCAAGCTAGAAGTAAACTTTGATCTGTCTCCTCGAAAAAAACAATATCGGAATCTTTATCTCCTAACTGCCTATACACACGATAAGCATGTACTCTTTCTTGTTCTGACTGACCCCCCAAAGGTGTATGTAAGGAATAAGTTACTAAT